ATAATGGTCTTATGAACGGTTAGGAGTTGGAACGTTCTAATTCCAAACCGTTTTTATGTCTCAGTAGCTCAGTTGGATAGAGCATCTGCCTTCTAAGCAGTTGGTCGGGGGTTCAAGTCCCTCCTGAGACGCTTGACAACTGAATAGTTTTGATATACTATATACTATGTTCAAGAGGATGCAAAGTCTGTTATCTCGGACTGGGGTTCAACTCCCCACAACTCCATGCATGGGGTTGCCAGGGTTTTGACGGGGTAGTAAGGTTGTATCTGTTGACGGGACAAACAACAAACGCAAACAACATTGTTGCATTCTCTCGCAGTAAAACTACTGCTCTTGTTTAGAGAGACGGGGTGATAACATCCTTGTAAAAAAAGTGTTACAGGCAGTGAAATGCTGCCTTTATGTCGTTGTGGCGGAATTGGTAGACGCGCTGGGTTTAGGTTCCAGTGGGAATCCCGTGAAGGTTCAAGTCCTTTCAGCGACACTTGACAATTAAAACTAGATAGTTTATAATTGTCTTATTGCGGAATTAGTTCAGTGGTAGAACGTCAGCCTTCCAAGCTGAATGTCAGGGGTTCAAATCCCCTATTCCGCTCTTGAGATCTTTTGTATCTCAATCCATTTTGGGAGCATAGCTCAGCGGTAGTAGCGTCTGCTTTACACGCAGAATGTCGGGGGTTCAAATCCCTCTGCTCCCACTTGCATAAATACTTGAAAAAAAGTATAATGGAAGTACTGTATAAACTTCTGAGTGATGCTCAGGCTTCACTCTTTATTTTGTTTCATAAAACTTGGGTTTATCATTGGAATGTAACTGGACCTGATTTTTATCAAGTTCATAAACTTCTCAATGATCAATATGATGCGATGTTTGAAGAAATTGATCGTATCTCAGAACATATGAGATATCTCAATGTAAAACCTTTAAGTAGTATGAAAAGAATGTTAGAGGTTTCTAAAGTATCTGAAGGATCAAGTTCCTTAGATAAAGAAGGAATGATCAATGATCTTTTAAAGTCAAATCAAACTCTTTGTGATTTATTCGCTAAAATCTCTGATGAAGCCGAAACCCAAAAATCACACGCCACATCAAACTTAGTTGATGATTTAATGGAGTCTCACGGTAAGTTTGTTTGGATGTTGAGAGCGACTTTGGAAAATAAACCACAAAAAGTTAAAGAAGAAGTCCTTGAACCAGAAGAAGAATTAATTGAAGAAATTCAAGAAGTAGAAGCACAAGAAGAAATTGAAACCGAAATAGAATGATATTAATGTATAGAGGTTATTATGATCATAGTAAGATGCAAAGATTGCAACAAAGAATTAGTTAGCCATTCATCAAAAACACAGTGCTGTGGATGCTCAAATATGATGACTGTGAAAGGAGATAGTGTCTCAGCTATTGACTTAAGTAGAGTAGTTATGGTAAATTCTATGAAGAAAGAACAAAAAAATGTTCTTTCCACTTCAGATCTTGCTTATCAAGAAGCAAGACGAGCTCGTAAAGTTCGTAAATTAGATTTTGAGGTTCGTTGAACCTTATTTTTGGAAAGGTGGCCGAGTGGTTGATGGCAGCAGTCTTGAAAACTGCCGTGTGATGAGCACCGTGGGTTCGAATCCCACCCTTTCCGTTTAGAAAATTCACAAATTTAATAATTTCTTCAACAGTGTTACCATATGATAACATGGTTGACACTTTGCGATTACTCACTAGTATAACTAGTAATATTCAAGGAAACCCCCTATGGATCAGCACACCTATGATAATTGGGTGAAGATCAAAGAAACTTTTGAGGCTTCTGGAAATTTGAATAATATGTTTTATAAGCGAGCATGTGAGATCGTTAAAACTAAACGAGATCCATTGGCAAAGTTTCTTGGAGATGAAAAATGATTTATGATCATGATGAATTTGTTAGTCGTTCTGAAGTGCAGGAGATGATAGATGCTGCTATACGAAGGCACAATCGTAATGCTTCCATTATTTCTATGTGCGTTGGTTGGGTCGTTCTTGCTCTTTTTGCTGAAGGTCTCCTCAGGCTCGTAGGTGTCATTCCACCACTGCTACCATGGCTCAACATTACCCTGAAATAATAGGAATCGTTTTCCTTTTGGTATTCGCTGCCACAATGTTTTATCAAGGAACATGTATCATGCGGGGGCAGCGTGGTTATTCTTTAAGAGACTATCTCAAGAAAGATAGTGTCAATATGCGTAAAAGGATAGAAGAACTACTCAAAGATAAATGATTGTTTTAACAGAAGAAGATTTAAAAGAACTTCAAGAAAGAGTTCTGCAACAAAAAATGGAAGAGTTATTTGAAGAACCATCTACTTATGAAGACGATGACGACAACTGACTGGTTAATTTTTATTCAATTTGTGTCACATATTTTGTATATGTTTGTTTCATTTATGTGTGGCCTTATTATCGGTTACATAGTCGGTTTTAGAAACGGAGGAATGTAATGCACACATTTATCTCTTCACTTTTACTTATAAGTTCCATTGGGACTTTCATTTATTGGGGCCTTCACAACGCATATCCACAATGAACTATCCATTAACACTCAGAGAATGTCCACATTGTCATAATAGTTTGGTTGATGCTGAAATTAGTGAACCAATCAAACAATTCTGCGAGTCTGGTGCATTTCATTCAAGTTTACTTTTTGGTGATGCGGGTTGGATTTGTCCTCATTGTAATGGAGTAGTTGAATGAGTTACTATAATTACATAACTTACGAAGTGCTTTTACTTATAATGGCACTTTCAGTTATCAATCATTTTAAGACAAAGAAGTTTAACCTTGTGTTGAGCATTGCTTCTACAATACTCACGATCTTCTTATGCACCATCGCATTCTGGTGGATGGTAGATACCGTTGTGTATCTCAAATGGGAAGTCTTAAAGTCTCCTCTCATGTCTGGGGGAGCAAGAGAACAAGTTATTCTACCGACTTAGGAGAACAATATGGAAAGATTTAAAGGTTTTTCGGACTACGAACTCAAACTTCTTGCAGATGCTGTATGGATGAGACAGAGACGTTTTATTGCAGGAGATCGTAGATTCAGAGAATATGGTGCGATTCTTGATGAGATTCGTGAAAAGATTAATTATGTTCCAGGAGTTTTTGTATAATGTTACTTGGTAGAATTTTATTATTTGTTTCAGTTCCTTTTATCTTAGCCACACTTTATTTCGGCACACGAGGAGGGTATTATGATACTGAACAATACAAGGGGAATGGAACCGCACATTAGGCAACGGTATCACTTTGTTGCATCAGCATTTGTAAGAATGTGGGGGCACAGTGCTTTAAATGACCACCGCATTATAGACTTTTGTGTTGAGTGGGCTCATAGGACAGAAAATGCACCACTAGATAATAGTATTCTTGATCAATATTTTTACTTTGAGTTTAAGACGTGGAGGGGATATTAATGGTACATTTCGCCCGATGGGTTCTTGAGAATCCTTATACACTTGGTATTCTTGGTTATTTTTTGATTGTTTTACCAATTATGGGTATCTGGGCCATTCATAAATATGAATGGCAGCACTGGGATCCATTTGACAGGCGGCCCAAGAAGTAGTATAATTACTTCTGTAAACAACGGGGTGTAGCGCAGTTTGGTAGCGCATCCGCTTTGGGAGCGGGCGGTCGTAGGTTCAAATCCTATCACCCCGATTCATAAATTAATCTATGAGAAATGAATAGTCAACTTGCTGATCTTGAAGAATTTACAATTGAAGAATTTCAAAACAATTTTGATAATCTTATGAGTAGAGTTGAAAAAGGAGAATCTTTTATAATTAAAAGTGAATATGGAGATGTGGCCATGCTTCCCTACAAAGAAGCTGCTGAACTTTTTGAAGACAATAAACTAGATGATATAATTAGTATTCATACTACTCATTCTGATGGACCATGAAAATACAAAGTCAAGAAGAATACAAAAAACTTTTTGATATTATAGAATCTGGTGAACCTTTAGAGGAAGAATTTGCAAATCAACTAAAAGATGTTGATCAAGAAATAATAGACTTGTACAGTGACGTAGATTCTTATTGATTTTTGCTCCTTTAGCTATCTGGTGAAAGCAACCGACTCATAATCGGTCTCAGGTGGGTTCGATCCCCTCAAGGAGCACTTGACAGAACCCCCGTCAAACCCTTATAATACTAAGGTCAACATTCAAAACAATGACTCTCATTTCAAAATTCAAGAAAGACGTTCAGACCCTTCGTGGCGCAGCAAATGGTGATTTCTATCTTGATGTAAAGAATCCGAAACTTTACAAAAAAGTCCGTCGCTTTTATGAAAATGAAGGTGTAGTTTTTTCTGGCGATCCTTTAGACGACTATGAAATGCTTATGGAATATGTTGCTGGTGATCTTGAGGCAGTAGAAGTAGCATGACAAAAGTTCTTCTTGAACGTGAAGGATATCGCTTTATAGAAGCAGGTATCCTTGAAATTAACGGTAAACCTGATTACCGTATGCAAAAGAAAGATCATTACACTAAACGATGGAATGACATTTATCTTTTTGATAATGGTTTACAATGTACTACTGCTATGGAAGACATTGAGTATGCAAAATGGTTAGATCCTGATTGTGTTCCATGTTATGTGAAAGATGACGAAGACACGGATGGTCTATAACAGTACTGGTCGGGAGCAACCCCTTTAGTCACGGAGAGACTTTAAAAGAACTGGTGGAGTCAAAACTGACCCTTTTATTACACACAAACACACAGGACAAAACAAATGACACCTTATCAACTTAGATTTGAAGTATTTAAGCACGCCTATGCGATGCTTTCGGATAACTATCATGTAGAGTTTGCAAAAGCAGAATGCTGCAATGGTGGTAAATTGCCAGAAGGATTTGATTCAAAATATCCAACTCTTTCTGATGTACTTGCTCATGCACAAGTCATTAATGACTTTGTTTCAGAAACAAAATAGGTTTCTTGCCATTCCTTAAAAGGCAAGTGGTGCGGATGGGATAACTCCCGCCCAGTTTCTTGCTTCTGGTTAAAGAGCAAGTGGCGAGCCTGCATATTTGGAAATCAAAGAGAGGTTGCATAAACCTCTCTTTTTTAGTATAAT